GCAGAGGAACCGTCCTGAGCACTCTTCATGCTCTTGATGTTTTTGGCCATTGATTTGGTTAAAGTCTCAACCGAAACATCTACAAGCTCGGCTGCATACATGTACTCCTGAAGCTTATCCGTAGCTATGCCGGTGACTGTGCTTTCAGTAAGAACAGTATCTGCATAAGCAGCACCATCCACTGAGGCACTCACCAGTGCTTTACCTACTTCAACAAGGGCAGCACCGATCGCAACAGCAGTAGCAGCTACGGCCGCAGCAGTGGCTTTACACACAGTTCCTAATGCTTCAAAGGCACCAGACGCATCTTTGGATTTATTCCCGGCTTCTTTTACCGAGTCACCAAAGTCATCCGATGCCTTGTCTGCTTTTTTCAGTCCTTCCGAATCTTCAGATAGAGCCTGCGTGTTTTGCTGAAGCTCTCGCTCCATTTTATTCAGTTCGGACTGAGCTTTGTTTAGTTGTGTTTGCCAGTTTTGTGTACGCTTATCGTTTTCACCAAAAGAAGCGGATGCATTTTGCAGTGCCTTTTGAAGAAGCTCGACTTTCTTTTTCTGCTCTTCGATAGCCTTTTGCAGTACTTCATTTCTTTTGGTCAGTGCCTGTTCGGATCTGTCGGTTTTATCAAACTCAGAGGCAACAAGCTCCATTTCAGAGCCGAGAACTTTCATGGAAGAGTTGATTTCACTAAGAGCACGCTTGAACTCCTTCTCGCCTTCAACTCCTATTTTTAATCCAAAACTATCTGCCATGTGTACTCACCTCCTTATAGCCCCACCGGAATGATGTCATCGATTGTGATATTGCGTTTTGGTTTACTCATTCCGTGGAATTGCTTATAAACCTCCCACTGGTCAAGTAGCTCGCCAAGTGGCATCAGCCATACTTCCGTTTCGCTCCTTCCCAACATGGTGGTTCCATAAAATATAAGCCAAGCAAAAATCTCTGCATCTGAGGTTTCAGCCGGCTTTATGTGTTTTTTGGTTTTTCTTCCTCGCTTTCAACTTCTCGCTTGGTGCCTTTAATAAGCGCTTCGGCAATGGCATCTTTGAATGTTGCAATTTCAAGCGGAGTCGTTAAAAGTTCGATCTCGTTTTCTGTAAGCAAGGCATCCTTAGAACCCGTTGTAAGGTTCTTGATTTCAATACCCTGATTGGCAAGAAGAGCTATGAGCCAGATTACTTCGCTGATTGCCTTGTCATAGTCTTCTTCCTTCATGATGCGCTCACCAAGCTTTGATAGACCACCGTATTTCTTGGCGATCTCTCTGGTTGCTTTGGTAGTTAAAATAAGCTCATATTCTTTACCGTGAATGGTTACTTTACTTGCTCTTTCCATTTATCTTAGTCCTCCTCTTCCTGATTGGGTGGTGTTGGCTGTGTGTAGGTAGGTTCATAAACCGAAGTGAACCATGAATCAAAGATTGTGGTATTGGAATCGGTTCCGTTGTCTGTTGCTTCTACCTTCCACGGATGTTTATCCGCTGCGTCAAGCTTGTTACGTCTTGAGATAGTACCTTCAATTGTTGGAGTTTGGAACTCAATCGAGTCACCTCTGGTTTTAAGTGCCGCACTCGGAACACCGAAAAGTACTCTGTAAAGCCAGAAATATCTGTATTTTCCGGTAGCAGTTTTTGCTCTGAAACCTACAGCTACAGGCTTTGATACGTCTTCGCCGGTTGAAACAAGCACTCCGTTAATATCTACCGTTGCACCTACAAGATCAGAAACCACAGAAGGCGCTAAGTCATTAACACCAAGAGATAAGGTTCCCGACTTGAACTCACGGATCGTAGTATCCGCACCGTCATCGGCATAGAGAATCGCTTCCAAAAGTTCAATAGAGAGATTGGCTTCTATAGCTTTTGCAAGAAGAGTCGGTGTGCCATAGGTTTCATTACCATTGGTACCTTCCGTAATCTTGGCATAATATAATTTATCAAGTCCTATTGTTGCCATTATAAATTTCCTCCTTAAATAGCATAATAATCCGCTACATCAATAGCGATTTGGTGATAACCTGTCTCATCATCATGAGTGATGTACCTGCGGTCGGTTATCGTTAAGTCCGCAAGCAGTATTTTTTCTTCAAGGTTCCTTTTGAGCGTCAGGTAGTTACCCTTAACAAATAAAGAAATCCTCACTTCTTCAATATTGGCATTCGGTTTATTGTCCGCATAGATGTCATAGGTATCTACAATCGGAGTTAAAACCGCATACACATCAGGAGCCGAAGACTCAAAGACACCTGTCTCAACCGGGATGTTCTCAGCTGTTATCAGTGTGTTTAATGTTGATAGTAAACTCATATCTTATCAATCTCCTCCTCCAGTTTTCTTGTCATGACATCCACCATTTCCTTTTTTGATTGCCTCTTTGCCGGTGTTAAGAAAGGCTTCGGTGGCTGACCTTGCTTGCCGTACTCTAAAAGAGCAGCAATCATACCGTTTCTTTGTCCGTCTTTCCGGTTTTCAGAAAAGCCTATCTTCACGTTATAGTCACCGGTTTTATCCACCCTTGCAGGCGAGGTGCCAAGAGAAGCAAGCAGAGTTCCGGTTGAACGAGACGGTGTCTTGGTGTCTTTGCCTATCACGCCGGATAGGTTTTCTCTAACCTGTGATTCCACCACGTCAGCTCCGGCTTTCAGAACTTTCGGTACAATCTCATCCGTCTTTTCGGCAAGCTTTGAAACCTTTATAAGGAACTCCTCCGGCATCTTTACCATTGCTTTAGCCACTTGGATGCACCTCCTTTGCTAAGATTTCTGTGTACATATTCCTGCCTTTTACATTCTCGACAGATGTAATCTCATAGCGTTTACCCTCACAGATAATTACCATAGAGGTGTCAACAGTAAGCGAAGGAATACAGCGGATACGAAACAGGTCTGTAGCTTCCGAGAACGAGGCTCGGTTTTTCCAAGCAGTACTGCCATGCCTACCTTCCTTGTATGCTCTGACATCCGCTATAACAGAATCGGTTTCAGTTACAAATCCGTCTGAATCCTTAACTTTTACCGTTTGTACGATCTCGATGAATTTATCCATTCTTGCAATTCCCATAAGCTTACACCTTCCAGTTCCTATCCAGCCTTAAAAGCAGGTTGACCGTATTCCATACCTGTTCACCGGCACTGGTGTTATCTGCAAAAAAGCCACCCGTAGAACCGTCTCTTGATTCATAGAAGTGACTGCATAGCATGATAACCGCCTGTTCGGTTGTAGGTGGCATTGGATTTTCGGTATAGGTTCCTGCTTCTAAGTGCTGATAGCTTTCGGCATAGGAAACGGCAGCGGTTATGTAACTTCGGATAAGGTCATCATCCTCGTCATGCTCAAGTATTAAGTTTTTCTTTATTTTCTCAAGTAGTGAGTCTGTATTCATAACCGCTTATGCCTCCTTTAATTCTGATTATCAAAGACACGGATAACGATTCCGGCTTTTTCAAATCCCTTTTTGTTTAAAGTGATAGTCTTTGCTTCATTGATGACTTCGTCTGCCTTAATGTAAAGTACAAACGATCCGGCAGGACATCCTACAGATGTGGCTTCATCTACATCGGCCTGTGCAAAATCATAGGTGCCGTTATACTTGATACCCAAGATTGAACCTTCGCCGGTAGCAATAGCAAGCCCGATCCATTTATGTGTACCTTGTGTAGGATCGCTTGAAGCAAAACTTCTGAGTTCATTGATTGCGCAGGTGATGCTGATTTCGTTATCTTCGATCTCAACTTCACTTACCTTGCTGTGGTTGAAAACAAGGTCTTCTTCAGTAGGAGTAGGAATAAGCCCTGCGCCAACTGTAAAAGTATCCTTTGTCACAACCCCGATATCTTTTAGTGAAGCGAGTAAAGTATTGAAATCTTCTTTAATTCCTGCAACAGTTGTAGCTTCAGACGGTGCTTGGCTATCGGCAGAAGGAAGCCCCTCAACGGAGCCTCCCTCGTCAATAATTAGCTTGCCACCGATATGAGTAACTTCGCCACCTTGTTCGGTGTAGTTTTTAGTGTTGTAACTCATAGCGCACCTCCTTAGTCCTTAATCTTAAGAACCTTGATAGCTTCACCAAGAGTAAGCTTGCCGTCTACTCTTTCCTTTGCAAGGAATCCGATCATACCGTTACCTGCAAATAATTCCTTAAGTTCGTTGAAGGTACGGTTGCCACGGTCGCCAATCTTGTAGTAAGAGAAGTCACCGAATGCGATGATCTTTTTACCTGCTCCGATTTCAGGGAAGTATGCAGATGTATAAACAGGATAGCCAAGAATCTTATCCGGTTCGCCAGCAACTGCAGAAGGTTGCCAGATGTATGTACCGTTACCGTCTTTAAGCTTACGGATTGCAGCGATTGTTGAGTCGTTCAAAAGGAAGGCTGCGTTCTTTCTGTAAGGTCTCTTAAGCGAATAAACAAGGTTGATAAGTTCATCGTAGGTAGGTGTGTTTCCTGCAGTAGTAACAGCAACGTCTGCACCACCCGTTGCAGCCAAGATGCCAAGAGGCTTACCAGTTCCGTCACCATTGATGAATGCGTCTTCTTCAGCATTAGAGATAGCTTTGGCAAACTCATCGGTGATGTACTTTTCAAGGTCAAATGCAGAGTCGTACAAAAGTTCCTCAGTAACCTTTACAGCAACACAAAGCTTGTGCGCATCAAGGATAACTTGACCGAATTTGGAATCACCGAAAGTGATCGCTTCGCCTTCATCAGTCCAAGCTGCTGTAGGATCGGAAGTACCGATATTGATTTTGTGATCACCACTTGTGGTAATTTCAGAACCTAATGTACGGAAGACATTATCTTGATGAAGCTTGGTTACGATTTCTTTGTCAAGTTCCTCAGGTACAAGGTAGCCACCGTCTTCATCGACACCTTCTTGAAGGACATCGGTTACTCTACGGAAGTTAGTTCTGAATGCTTGAAGCATTGCTTCTTTGTAAGCTTTGGATGCACGACCTTTCTTTACAGGTTCCTCAGTGCCGTTTGCACTCATAGGCTTTTCGGTAATAGGTGTGCTTACAGGCTTATTAAGCATTCTTTCCATTTCGTCTGCACGAACCATACGGTTGATTTCGTCAGTCATTGCTGCGATTTCTGCTTCCATGTTTGCATAGAGAGCTTGGTCTTCAGCAGACAAGACATCGTTCTTTTTGTGAGTGTCAACGAAAGATTTCATTGCTTCCCACTTTGCTTTTCTTTTGTCAATTAGTTCAAAAATTGTCATGTTTAAAATCCTCCTTAAATTAAATGTTTCATGACTTCGAGTTCTCGTTTTAAATCCGAGACTTTTCTTCCTGCGTTTGCTTCAGATTTTTGTGCATCAGCAGGTGCTTGTTTTAAGCCCATCTTGTTAAAAAGCTGAGCTGCGGCTACTTTGCTTGAAAATAAAAGACCATCGACTTCGGTATTGACCGGAACAGAACTTTCTATCATTCCGTCCGCAAATCCAAGTTCGATAGCCTTCTTAGCATTCAGCCATGTTTCTTGTTCCATCAATTTTGAAATCTTGGCTCTTTGCAAGCCTGTCTTGATTTCGTAAGCATTGATGATGCTTTCCTTGACTTCCGATAACATCTCGATTGCTTTTTGCATATCGCCTTCATTACCGAAAGCCGCTGTCATTGGATCGTGGATCATCATCATTGCAGTAGGACTCATCAGCACTTCCGTACCCGCCATTGCAATGACCGATGCCGCAGAAGCCGCAAGACCGTCAATCTTAACTGTGACTTTGCCTTTGTAGTCCATTAGCATTGTGTAGATCTGGCTTGCTGCGATACAGTCACCACCCGGAGAGTTGATATACACTTCGATATCTCCGTCTCCTGACATCAGTTCTTGCTTGAACATTGCAGGTGTGATGTCATCGTCAAACCAAGTCTCAGAGCCAATAGTCCCATAAAGTTCAAGCACTCGCTTTGGATTTTCAGCCCCGACTTCGTTTTTCCATTTCCAGAATTGCTTAGCTGCCATCTTCAGGTTCCTCCTTTTCTTTGTTATTTGCATAAGCTCCGGCATTCCCAAGTGGGAGCATATTGCCATTGATTAAATAAAGATCCCCACCAAGCTCAGCAGGAATCTTGTCCATGTTTTCAAGTTCTCGGATGTCGTTTGCACTCATCCACCCGTTTTGTCTTGCTGTAGCATAACCGCTCATTCTCGATTGGTAGTCACCACGAAGCAAGCCCTCAAGGTTGAACTTGAAGAAGTATTGTTTTTTCTCTTCCGGAGATAATAGCGCTCGGATTAACGATTGCTCCCAGCGAATTACCCACGGATCAAGTGTGTATTTCACAAACTCTAAAGACTGCTGTTCAATATTCGAGAAGCTGGATTTTTCCAAATCACCAACCATGTGAGGTGGTACTCTGAAGATTCGAGCTATCTCGTTTATCTGAAACTTTCTGGTCTCCAAGAATTGTGCTTCCTGCGGATTGATTGAAATAGGCGTATATTTCATGCCTTCTTCCAAAACCGCTACCTTACCGGAGTTAGCAGAACCACCGAACGTTGCGTTCCAGCTGTCTCTTACTCTTGAAGGATCTTTGATTGTTCCGGGATGTTCCAAAACTCCCGAAGGTGCTGCACCATTAGCAAAGAACTTTGCACCGTATTCCTCACAGGCAATTGCCATACCCACAGCATTCTTTGCCATTGCAATAGGCGAATACCCGACAACTCCGTCAAAGCCAAGCCCCGGAATATGCAAAACGTCACGAGGACTTAAGATCACTGTCTCGGTCTCTTTTGCATTGGCTTCATCATTACTTCGGTTATACTGATAAAACAGATGTCCGTTTTCATCTCTGTCCACTTTCATTCTGCTTGGCATCAAAGGATAAAGCGCTACGACTTCACCCTTGCCGTTTCTGATAATTTGTGCATAGGCATTACCCCACAAAAGCAAGTGTGTCATCAGCGTTTCCCTGAATACAAAGCTTGACATTTCCGGATTGGGCTCATCATGAAGTAAGTGATACAGACTGTGATTGATTGCCTTTTCCTTTCCACCGTCATCCTTGTAGTGATACAGGTGAAGAGGAAGTCCGGCGATTGCTTCAGCCAATATTCGTACACATGAATAAACCGCAGTCATTTGCATGGCACTTCGTTCATTGACTATCTTGCCGGAGTTGGTGCCACCCATATAAAACGAGTAGCTTTGTCCGGCAGTTCTGTCTTTCGGTTTATCCCTCGAAAAAATACTTTTTAATAGTCCCATTGTTACCTCCTTAGATAATAAATAAGCCCCTGCCGTCATAGACTGAGGAGCAACCGTCATTTCCACACTTGATAGCTCGGTCAAGCGCCATTACCATAGCAACTGCTCCGTCTATCTTTTCTGTGGATTTTTCTTTGTCCATTTTGATATTTCCGGCTGGATCTGACCTGATTACAACATTGCCCATCATCCACCTTAAAACCTTATGTCCGTTGTGAGCAATCTCTCCGGAAAGAACCATTTTATATAATTCTTTGGTAGGTGGACTCATGTCTTTGAATCCTTGTCCGAAAGGCACTACAGTGAAACCGTCATTTTCAAGATTCTGCGACATCTGTGTTGCACCCCACCTATCGTAGACGATTTCTTTAATGTTGTAGATTTTTCCGAGCTCTTCAATAAAGCTTTCAATGAATCCGTAATGCACAACATTACCTTCGGTTGTCATAAACAAGCCTTGCTGTCTCCAGATGTCATAAGGTACGTGGTCACGCTTTACCCTTAATCCTACTGTTTCCTCAGGTAACCAGAAATACGGAAGCACCATGTACTTGTCATATCCGTCACCGGGAGGAAATACCAGAACCAAAGCTGTGATATCCGATGTTGACGAAAGGTCAAGTCCTGCATAACAAACTCTGCCCTCTAACTCTTCGGGTGAGAAAGCCAGTTCACAAGCATCCCACTTTTCAAGAGGCATCCATCTTGTAGTATTATCCAGCCACATATTCAGCCTCCTTTGTTTGAAATCTCGTTCATCGCCCGGACTCAGCTTTGCAGCTTCACAGGCTGTTATTACCTTTTCCATTGGAATTGTGATACCCAGTGAAGGATTGGATCGCTTCCACACTTCGGGATTTGTCCAGTCATCTTCATCAGTGGCACCATAAATCACAGGATAGAATGTCGAGTCAACCTTTCTGCCTTCGATAATATC